ACCATGACGTGGTGTATGGTTAGCCATTCCATCATGATTACCATCATTAGGTAACTTACCTGTCATAAGATATTCTACAGTCTCTTTACAACCACGAAGATAATGAAGTTGTGAATCAACTTTTAACCATTCATCAAATGATGGATCTAATCCCTCTTTCTTCTTAGTAACTTGATCTATCCTTTTAGTAAATCTAGTTAAAAGTTGTTCTAAGTTTTCTGTTTGTTTCATTAGTAAAACCTCCTTTGCTCTCCAATAGAGCCTTCAATTTCAACAACTATCGCATCCATGATACGATTAAAAGATCTTGACATCTGACGATATCCAGACCCAACATAAATTTGACCAGCAAATACCGATAATGTAGCAAGACCCCAAAAAATATAATAAAATTTGGACTTGACTTGATTTCTTTGTTTTTCTTTTGTAATCATTGTACTACTTGAACTTTTACTGGTTGATTATTTAAATAGTCAGCAATTTTATGATATGCAACTGCTGTTAATACCTGTGGTGCTATAAAAGCAACCATCGCTACTACCCAAAACATGTAGTAATAATTTTCTTTATTTTGAGTTCTCATTTTTCTCCCAAGGTGTTTGATGATCTAGGTCTAACCATTTCTTTATTATAGCACATATTTTCTTCATTTGAACTCACACTCCACCATAATTTCTGTAAGACATGCAAGCATGTTTATTTCTTGGTCTGCAACAAATGCCATTTGATATTGATACTTAGCAATAATAAGAACAGCAGCAGGTATGGTATTCGGAACCAAAGACTCATAGAGACTGTCATAAATCCTACGAAATAGAACAGAAGTATCATTATCCATATTACTGTTGACCCACTTACGTACTTCAGGAAAGTTTTTTGTCTTAAGGTTTTTAATGAGATCATTTACAGCAACGTCCGAGAATGCAGCTAGTATACCACTATCTATCTTTCCTGCAACAGAATATCTTTGACACTCATTAAGTACCCTTCTCCAGTCTGGGAAATGTTTATTAATTAATTCTATGAGTACTTTCTTATCAGCTTCAATCCTCTCTTGCTCCAAGATAAAGTTGAGTCTTTGGAAGAAGTTAGCAGCGATTTGCTGTTTCTCTTTTCCTCTAATAGAAAAGTCAACCACAGCACACCTGGAATGGAGGGGTTCGAGGATTTTATTCTTGTAGTTGCAAGTGAAAATGAATCTGCAGTTCCCTGCAAACTCTTCGATGAATGCTCTGAGTAAGAGTTGTACATCATTGCCTGTGTTGTCTGCCTCATCAATGATGATGACCTTGTGTTTCGCCTCCGATGTGAGAGATACAGTTGATGCAAAGTTTTTTGCGTTGTTTCGTACTGTATCGAGGAATCTTCCCTCATCGGATCCGTTGATGACATAGAAGTCTACTCCTAACTCATTACACAATGCTTTTGCAACAGTAGTTTTCCCTACACCAGGAGGACCAGCAAGAAGCATATTAGGTATTTCTCCTCTATTTAGAAATTCCTTAAAGGTTTTCTTTATGTTATCAGGAAGAATACATTCTTCAATTGTTTTGGGTCTGTATTTTTCAACCCATATAAAATCACTCATTTCTTTTTAAAGACACCAAACTTAGATAGTAACCACATTGTAACTATTGTCCATGCTATAATATACCACATTATGAGTCCTTTTTCAAATTATAACCTGCTGATCTTCCTAATGAATTACATCCACCTTTCCATTCCTGTTTCTCATAATCAAAACCTTCATGGGGTGGTGATTTATACACAGATTGCTTAGATCTATTATGAATTGCTATGAATTTATCAGCAGCATAATGTCCACCTAAACATACCTCAATTTCATCACCATCTTTCCAATTAACCTCACCATTCATTTTGGTGTGTTGCATTGCAACTGCAATTTCATCAATGATTTTCTGTGTTAGTCTCATTCACGAATACCTTCTTTTTTTAATTGAGCTCCAATCGATTCTTTATTAGATTCGATCAATTTCCATTCATTAGGAAGTTCTAATGCTTTATTAGCGGCTTCATATCCACCATCAGCATTGACCTCACACTCATAAATCTTAGTTTGCTTAATAGTTACTTTATACCTATTCATTATTCAAAAGTAGAATCTGGTTCAAGTGCTATGTAATACTTAAGATCTAAACTCTCATTAGTAAATTCTGATAACAATTTACTTGATACAACTACATTATAAGCACCAGGAATAATTTTAATATTCTCCACTTTAAAGTTAAAAGTAAATTTCTTATCAGTCTCACCAACTACAATAGCAAACTCATTAGAAGTATCATTCTTCTTATCACGGGCAACAAGTTTAATAACACCTGCTTCACCAATTGCTGATAAATCAGGTAACTGATAGACTGCTGCTGCCTTAAGAAGTTTCTCTAAACATGTACTTTCAAGTTTAAAATGAACATCTTCTGAAGGAAGTGTAATTGCTTTCTCAGGTGGAGAAATTATTACTGCAGGATCAGCAAAGAAATACTTAACTCTTCTTCTACCCTCACGAATAGTGAGATATGAGTCTTCTTTAAAATCCAATTCAGGATCCTGATGCAATCCAAGTCCATTTAAGAATTGGTTTAAATCATAAATCGCAAAGTCACGAGAAAATTCTTCATCAATCCTAGCCTCAGCAAGAATATTCTTAGCAACAGAAATAGTACGAAGACTATTACCTTGTTTTACAAGAATAGAATTATTAATTCCAGCGAAATTTTTAAGGATGGTGAGAGTTTTGTCAGATAAATTCATTGTTGTAGGTCTCAGTTTCATTGTTACGGCATGTTATGATCAATATTACCACTAGTCATTTTTGGTTTACCGTAATGTTCATCAAAATGTAATAATAGCATAGCATAATGTATGACTTTCATCAAGTCCTTCTTATTCTTTCCATCTTTACTACCATAGCGACTACCATACTTAAGTATGTTTGCTTGACAGAAATCAGATGCAAGATCTCTTGATGCCATCAAGTCTATTGTCTGAACATTACGGTACTCATGTTTAGTACCTGTGTAGTGACCATTATAAGTACGTGATACATACTCTTCTACATCTTTGAGTATCTCTTTTTCATGATACTTATTCCTGCTATCTGTCATTTTTTTTAATTCCTCTTTATAGTATTCTTTTGTCCACCCATCATTATATGGTGAATTTGCCTGTATATTTAGATTAAGAGTTTCATAATCACCAATAGACACTCCAGTTTTAAAACTAGAATCTCCAGTTTCGTTTAAATGATTAACAGTTAAATCATCCAACTCATCACCAGGTGTTTCATTAAAATATTGATAACCATTAGATGTATTAACACCACCATCAGGATCTTCAATTGATGGAGGCCAAGGACTACCAGGAGTCCATTCAAAACCACCAGATAACTCAATAGATTCTAAACTAGAATCTATTTCTTTTTTTGTATCAGTCATAATAGGATAATCTTCATCAAGTGTTCCATTTAATACAGATTCTGCTAAACTCCATGCATTAACCATATTCAAATAAAAAATCGTTTACAAGACTTTCGGATCTTTCTTTACCAAACTTACCAGTAAGATATCCTCCTACAGGATCAAGTTTAGTCATATAAGCATCAAAGTCTTTATATACACCAGTATCAATACCAATGGGTTTTTCACATTCTAGCATATTTTTGTACTTAGTCAAGTATGTCTTAAATATTTCTAGATGTTCATTAACTTCTGACATCTTACAATATCTAATGTATATGTTCTCAGAAAAATGATTACCAGGTTCAAAGAATCTATAGTCACCCTCATGTTTGGGCAATCCATCGACAGAAAACAAATAATTTTCTGTGGGATGTTGATAGTCAAATACTATTATGACCCTGTTTTCATTAAATCCCATGAGATCCATACCAAAACAGGGAAGATTACTTCCAGTCTTAGGATAGATGATGTTGTTGTAAATACAAGATTTTTCATTCCAGATTTCTACCTCTCTAGATTTAATTATATAAGGATGAGTGTAAATCTTAGCAGTTAGATACGTTTCTTTACCTTTCCAATTTGCCCAGACACTACCTACCCCATTGTGGAGTGAGATAGTGTCGTGCAATACATCCTTATATTTTTCCCATAAGTTCATAAATTCTCCTAACTAACACTAATATTTAAACCACTTAAATCTCCAAACTGTCCAATTTTTCCATTTGGATAAGCATTAAATGAAATGCTATATCTAGTTTCAAAAGGATCTTTAATAGGACTAACAGCATGAAATAAAGTTGAGGGAAATATAATTAAATCCCCTGCTACACTAGGATTAGCATATGTAACTTTATTATTTTTTTTATGCTCACCATAAAATAATCTAAAAGTTTCTAAAAACCAAATATTATCTAATATAAACCAA